TCAGCCATCATTCCTTTTAACATTTGAGCGTACAGTTGTGCTTCGTTTTGATCGTTGACCAATGTATCAGGATCGATATCTTGTGCTATTGCAAGTTCTCTTATTAAGTTTGGTATCTTTATAAAAGGTGCAAGCATTGGGTTAGATACAGTTTGAAGCAAAGCAGTCAGTCTTTGTGTTCGTACTTCTTTTTGCATGACTGCTGCAACCCCACGAGGTTTTATTTCTAGATCCCCTTTGATCTCTCCTAAGTCATCATTAAATTGCATGTTCCATTGAAACAGAGACTCACCTATAGGTTTAAGCAGATGATCGTCTATGTTTTTTATAACTGTTTTCATAGCTAATCCTGCTGATCCCATCAACATAGATAGTCCTGCAGCAGTTCTACCAGTGCCAGTCACACCTGTTTGTCCGTGTAATATAGATGGTATTCCTGTATCTTCATCTGCGAGTTGTCGTGATATCTGATACATTTGTATGTTCTCTGGTGCAGTGTTTGGGAATTTTAATCCGTTGATTGCCGTGCCAGTTACACCAGACTGTCGTCTAAATATCTTACCGGGGAATATATCCATGTTTTGACCGGGTACTAAGCTTGCTTCGTCTACATCAAATACAAGATTACCTGCAAGTGCTAAGTTGTCGATAGCCATACGATAGTGTCCGTTCATCAATTTCTGTGAGTAGTCCATGTTTTCTGCAACACCCACACCCCATATTTGATAAGGATCTATTTCAAACGGAAATGCTTGGAATGGTAATCGTGCAGGTGTAAATGGATTAGCAACACACCTAATAACCATACCACCACATACCCAAACATTGACTTGTAATTGATCAAACTCTGACATTTCGTTGGCATTTTCCATACCAACTTCATCGGCATATTTTTTATCAATAACTCCCCAATATTCAAGAACTTCATATCTATTTTCTTGATAGTAAGGTTCAGTGTCATCTTCACGAATGGTATCTTCGTAGTATTTATCTTCATAGTTAGGACCTTTTGCAAGACACTCTTCAATAGCTGACGCATCAAAGTATGGTCGTTTAATTAAACCACGAAGTTGTTGCCTGTTCATACGATGTCTTTGTATTATGTACTCACAATCTTCAATACTTGTAGCAGATGGATCAGGATGAAAATCCCACAACGAAACATATTCAACTCGTGGCATGACTTTTTCATACGGACTGTATTCTTTTTGTCCAGTATCAGGATTCATTTGCCAGTTATGAACACGTTTGTAAAAATTAAGTGGGCCTTTAACTACACCAGTTCCAAGTAAAGATGATTCAAATATAGCTTTACGAAAAACATTAACTGCGTTGCTGTCCATAAGTTGATCATGGATACACTTCTCCATGTTCATTGCCATCTTTTGTGCAGGTTTAAGTTGGGGTTCACCCATTTTTGCAGGACCTGCTGCCAACATGTCAGGAAACTCTTTACCATATGTTCCTAATTTATGTGGATCACTTGCCTGCATAGCTCCGGGTGCAAGCTCTCTACCATCTCCCTCAAATCCAAACGGATCAGCAGGTGGTTCAGCTTCATCCAACGGAGTTTTCATATGAGCAAACTCCTCAATACCTTCAGGCATTGGAGTAGGTTCAACAACAAGTGGGAACTTTTTATTACTAAAAAGTATGTCCACTATTTGTCCATACGCAGCTAAAACTTTAGTCTTGGTTATTTTTATAAATACTCTAGATCTTTCTGAATCACGATATTGAGTCGTAGAGTCATAAATACCTTTAAAGTTTTTATAAGCTTGTAACCATTTTAGTTCGTGAGAACGTCTACCGTTTTCTGCATCTTCAAACTTAGTCTTGACGTAGCCTGCCAATCCGGGCATCTGCTCTTCAGGATTTTGGATAGGTACAGGTGTATCATCGTCAGGTTGAAGAAAACTTTCGTCAGCCATGATTCACTCTTACGTTATATTAATTAAATCCACCAGTGTAGTTTCTGTCGTCAGCCATATTGAATAGTGAAGCTTCGACAGTTGGCTTTGTTTGTTTCTTTGGCATGTCTACTTGTAAAGCATCTGGATTTACTTCAGTTGTAAATTCCATACCTTCTCTGTATAACTGCTGTGAACCTTCTGGGTTGTCGATAGTTACTTTATCTGAACCCATTATGTAGGCTGCACCGTAGTTGTAGTTGCCTGTTGTTTTGTTAGCCATAATTATCTCCTTGACTATTGTTTACTTAAAAATCCCTGTTCAGGGGGTGGTGTAACTGATGTGTTTCGTTTAACTCTATCAGCTAATCTTTTTCGTCTTTTAAGGTTTTGACCCACTACAAAATCTTGATCTGCAGCAAGTCCAAACTCACTTGAAGCTTGTGCAAAGCCTACTTCTCTTGCTCTCTTTGCGTACGCACCTGCAGTGTCTACTACATCCACAGCTAATTCTACACCCGGATCTAATACTTTTGCTGCAGTCTCTAAACCTGCTGAAACACTTGGACCTATGACCTTAGATATTTTTGCTCTCAAACTAGGATCACTTTCATCTCCAAGTGGTTTAAGTCCTTCTTCTCTTAACGCTTTTATGTTAGCACCTCTAGCTTGTTCATATATTGATGGTGCTAGTATGGCAGCTCCTAAAGTGCTTAAAAGTGGACCTTTTCCTTTTAGAGCAACTCCAAATTTAGCTAATTTATCTTTTAGACCTTTTGATGGTTCACCATGCACTGTCTGCACGTCAGGTGCTTTATCCTGAACAGGTGCGTCAAAATAGTTAAAAAATCCTTCTGTTTGAGTTGTTATTCTAGGAACTTTACCTGATATATCATATCCATATTTTTTAGCAGAAGGAGCAAATACATCTGATATTGTATTTGCGTATTGAGCATCTAAACCTTTTGGATCTACACCCCCCGGAAAACTTACATCATAAGTAGTTATATCTCCAGTTTTTCCTTTTGCTAGTCCTACTGTGCTTCTACCTTGAAGATAAGCTGCTCTATCAATCGGAACACCTAATCTGCCTGCAAGTTGTGTATGAATGTTTCTGAAGAAAGCTGATCCTTTTTTTCCGGGTGCATCTTTATCAAGGGGAGCTAAAGTATCAAAGTGTTTTTCAGTTTTTTGATCAAATAATATTTTTTTTACTTTTACTCTTTTAAGTAATGCCGTCATGTCACTTGCATCAACAACTTTACCGTTTGGTTTTACAAAAAAGTACTTGCCTGTAGCATAATTTATTTTTCCTTTTTTATAAGCTTTTACATCTTTTACTTTATTATTTCTTATTCTATCTTGTAATATTGCGTCTGATAATCCACTTAAAGGTATGCTTATCATTCTTCCTTTTGCACCACTAGCTTCAGAGGATATGTAAATAGATCCACTATCAGGAAAGTAAGAACCATCTACTCTTAAACCTGCTGCAGCGTTAGGTCTAAGTCCGTTTTGTAAATTAAATAAAGTTGCATCTGCTACAGCTTCTAATTCAGGAACTTTTTTAAACTCTGCTATTTTTTCAAACAGTTCTCTTAAAACTTCTGGGTTAGGATTGATTGACACAAACGATTTTGGTTTAGGAGGTTCTTCCAAACCAAATATTTTTAAATTTTTAGGAGTTGATGTTTCTTTGTCAGGTAAAGTTTTATACAGTTCATCGTTTTCAGACACGACTCTTTTTAGAGATAAACCAACTTGACGAAGATTTTGCATTGGCTGTTTGAGCGATCCATCTTTCGGAACTTCGGCAAGTCTTTTAGACAAAAAGGTTTTACCATCTTTGTCAGTTGTGAACAATTTTACAGCCGATCCCTTTTCATCAGCTATGTCTTTAAAAAATTTAACACCTTGAGATATAAAAGTCTTATCTCTTTTATTTCTTACAGCGTAGTCTTTAAGGACTTCTCTTAGGGTGGAGTCTTTTGTTATTTCTGCCATTTGTTAATATCCAAATGTTTGGTCTTGCATTTGATAGACCTGATTCTTGATGCCACCAAGCGTTTTATGAATCGACACATATCCTGTCATCCTTGTCATTAACATATATCGCAGTGCATCAT